GTCCGTGATTCTCCAGAAAGCTGAGTTAGAGGTGAATGATCAGACCATCGAGGTCGTCGACGGTGACTTCCTCAATGTCGCAAGTCTTCTCTTCCAGGATGTAAACAATCAATACGGCTTCGCCGTCGATGGACTCGGCCGCAGACCCTTTAACACCCTCCAAAAAACACCCCAGACACGCCCCTTCCCTTGCCAGACCAACACGATTTTCGTGCCCCTCCCTTTTTTCTTCCAACGAGTCCGTCTCCAAGAAGTCCTCCCCCTCCTCGCCTGTAAGGAGAACTCGGTTCGTATCCATATAACCTTGAGACCTTTCCACGAGTGTGTGCGCAGAATCACTGGAAGCCGCAGTTCATCAACAGAAGTCCCCCTCAATCTCTCAGTCCCTCTCATCGATCGTCGTGGAGAGCTACCACTCGATATCACTGCCGGCACATCCCAGACTCCCCCAGCCTTTGAAACAATCCAGCTCATTACGACAACAGCCCAGACAGACGGCGAGATTCGCCAGCGGATCCTGCGCAGCCCCTTTGAGACCCTGGTGCGTATCGTCGACACCTTCTCCTTCGATGAACCCCTCAAATACTTGACTAACAAGTCAACCGCCGATACTATACAGCTCCAGTTGCCCCTCGAGGTGAACCACCCTATGGAAGAAATTCTCTGGTTTGTGCGTCGCAAGGCAGTGGCAAATAACAACGAATGGACGAATTACAGCAACGTCCTCTCAACAGAGTATGATCCCATCTACAATCCCAGGAACCCAATGTTACAGAACGCCATCCTACAGCTGAATGGTACAGAACTCGTGAATCAGGAAGAACAGTGGTTCCGTCAGCACATTGCCCTGAAACACAAGGGAGGCGCAGCGGCTTTCGAGAATTTCATCTATGGATATTCCTTCGCCGATACCCCAGGAGAACACCAACCGTCAGGCACTGCGAATGCCTCACGGTTACAGTCTGTTCGTTTAACACTGGATATCTCACCCCCTGGTGGTGCCCAGGCTCAAGACTGGGAAGTCAAAGTCTTCGTGGTCAGTCTCCAATGGCTCAGGTACCAAGATGGTATCGTAAATCGGATTTTTACTGATTAAGTGACCGCCAACCTATCACTCGTACAAATCCCCAACATTGGAGAACAAGTTCACCAAATCCAGTAAAAGGCCCATAGAACTATTGACATAGTTCTTACGACCTTTCGCCCGACCCTCTTCCTTTAACACCTGAGTATCATAGGCCACGAAAATAGCGAAAAGCCCGGTACCGCCAACAGCCAACCAGTCCTTCATCTCCAGGGCAATCTTTCGCTCTCCCTCCCCACCAAACACCTCGAGGCCAATCTGGACCAGGCGGGCCAGGATCAGGCCAATCAGACCAGCCATCAAATACCCGCCAAATCCGAGCAAGTTCTGCTTGTCGGCGAATCCAGCCACACTCATGGCCACAAAGATTCCAATGACCATCGCCAACACATCCTCTAACACCTTTTTCTCACCAAGCCGCTCGACCAAGGGATTCAAGCTCTGACCCAGTAAAGCGCAGAAAACCGCAAAGACTATGTACTTGAGAGGACCAGGGCTCATAGGGATAATAACAAAGATGATTACCAATGTCAACAGGGCAGAGATTAGAGGCCACCACTTGTTTTGTGTTAGAGGGTATTGGCTGCTGGCCGCCACGACGGCAGAAGCACCGGCCAAGTGGGCATAGACAATTCCCATAAAGTTTGTCATTCTAGCAAGGCCGCACAAAATCCTTCCAGATTCCCTCCTGACCCGTCAGATGGCATCGGCAGGTCTACTCAGGCTGCTGAACTCCGGCCTCCAAGATGATCGCCTTTTACCCCCAGACCAAGAGGCAGACCTGGATCCCCTCAAACAACGGGCAACCAAGGGTGGCCGCTTCACCACTGAGCTCGTCCGTGTTGATTTCGACAACCGCCCTTCCTTTGGAGTACAAGCAAAGGCCACGATTCCTCGGAAAGGGCACTTGATTACTAGGGCCTATCTGGTAGCCCGCATGCCAGACATTCGTACACAGCAGCAGGCCGCTCGTGCTTGGTGTCAAGCAAACGGGAAGGACTTCGCTGGACCGACCTTTGGTTGGACGAATTCCCTCGGTCACGCCCTGGTTTCCCAGGCTCAGGTGACGATCGCAGCCAGCCCCATTGATACGATTGATGGCCGCCTGCTCGAAGTCCTCGATGAATTCCACACACCACTCGAGAAGACCACAACAGTCAACCGCCTGCTGAAACGCAAAGATCATGGATTCACCCCTACTTCTTTTGGCTTTTCCACGACCAACGAAGAAGTCGTGGTCCCTCTGCCCTTCTGGTTCACCCGTGATCCTGCCGCCGCACTCCCCATCGATGCCATTGGCACTGACCCTGTTCAGATCAACATCACATTCTCCCCTTTAGCATCAGTTTACGTGAGCACAGCACACACCTTTAACACAAATGGACAGGACAGCTACTTCCCTCTCCCTTCTTCTCCTTTTTACTACATCGATAACTCCACCACACCAACCAGCTCTCAGCTCGTAAAGGGCCTCAATGGAAACCCAGCAGTGGCTGCTGCTCCAGTCTCGAAAGTCCCCGCAATTCAAATGCCGGCACAAGACTCCCTCCTTTTACAGGATTCCTACTTGCTACTCGAGTACGTCTACATAGATCAGCCAGAGGCCAACAGGATACGCCTCGCCGATCTCAGCTATCCTATTGTCCAGCACTATGCCATACCTCCTTATGACTCCAAAGGCATGGCGAATGTGCGTATTCCTATGCGAGTGCCGAACCCTACTCGTGAATTCTACTTCATGGTTCACAGGCAAGACGCTGATCCCCTGAATGCTCCTTTCCTGGCCACTCGAGACTTGAGTGGTCTTCCCATGTTTGACTTGAGTGGTGTTGGGCCTACCGCCCCTTGGTGGCCCGATGCTAGCGGACTCAATACAACAACCTTCTTACCCTTGATCCCTGCATTCAGTGAGCTGGATTCTGAGGCCATTGACTCCTTCGCCCTCCAGTACGAAGGCAAGATTGTCAGGTATGCGACAGATTCGCCGGCCTTTTTCAGGTCCATCTTACAGGCTGTTGAACAAACAAAAACACCTTGGCACAATAAATATTACTATCATATTCCCTTTGGCACACAGCATGAACAATTCGGGATTACAAATCCAATGGGTCATGCAAATTTAGATAAAGTCCAGAAAGTCGATCTCGCTATTCAATTTAAACCCATGCGAGGAAGCCAGTCCGTCACAAATCTCCCCTCTTACACAATCTATGTATGGGCCGAAACATACAATATCCTCAGGGTCTATGGAGGTCGTGCTGGACTCCTGTTCGGTTACTGAGGATCCGCCGCAACAACAGGCCGCTTGAAAAAGGAGAGACGACCGACATCCATGCTAGAGATCGTACCTGCTGCCTGCTGGTCACGGTGCTTCTGGGTACGAGCTTCCTCGGCCTTCTCAAGGCTCTGCTTGATCTTCTCGGCCCAGTCAAAGGCTGTTGTCTGCTCTGACGGCCGCAGGCCTCGAGTGAGCAGGGATGGGAATTGCTGAGTCTCGGCGGGTGGTGCTAGAGGGGGAATATCGGCCAGCTCCTCTGTGGCATCCTCTCCAGTGTTCTCTGGGGCTGACTCTGGAAAAAAAGGAGGAGTCTTGGGCTCATAGAGGATCGCTGCCTCCTCTTCATCCTGAAAGAGTGGCTGGCCGCTCCGAATACTAATCCAGCCATCCTCCTTGAGGGACTGCCGCTGATTCTTACGACGGCCACGTGAAAACGGGGTACTGAAGATATTTTTGGAAGCATCGTCAAGCTTGAACCGTGAACTCTCGTCATCCTTCTTCCATGTGCGAAAGGGAGGAGACGAGGGTTTACTAGGAGCAGGGGCCTCCTGATGCTTCTCTTCCTCTTCTGAATCACTCAGCTCGAGACCGGCGAACCGATTGCTCGCCTTCTGGGGCTGCCGCTCCAGCTTGTCCTTCTGGGGCTGGGGCATCTACATAGTCCGTGCACCGCCGCCTTAGGCTTTTCTAACACCCAATCAAATGCCTTTCCTGGCATCTCCAGCTTCAAACTTGCCCACCTATTACACAAACAACAGTGGATACCTGTTAAATCAACCTGGACATTCATCATACACGATAGAATTAAAGGAATTATCAAATATAGCATTAAGCACTGTTATAAAAACATATACAGAAATGTCCCCTGCTGGTTGGACTTTTGTACACGATAAAGATCTCGATTCAAATGTGTGGTACACAATGCCTGAATCAACAAGGGTTCTTTACAAGGTTGCCTTTGCCAAAGGCGCAACCACTATAACACAAACAAGCTTATATACGTATTCAGGGGCAACAACAAGCGTATTAGGGGCATGTTATGCTCCTGCTGTAATGTGGAGTGGTACAGGATATGGGGCATTCATTATTGGTGGATTTAGTCAGGGTGTTGTTCATGTGTTAGAATTTAATTCCACAAAAACAGGAATCGCAAATACATACACTCTTACATATACATCAGAAGTCTATGGTACAGAAATTATTCCAAAACAGGCTTCAGGATTTTCACAACATTATGGGGTGGCTTACACGAGAGGATCAAGGCAGATGTCTTCTTGGACTGTGGACATGGATACACGATCTTGGACAAATCGCACGGACAATTCCTATATAGCAGGTACAAATGGACCAAGCAGCGGAGATGGAATGATTTATTATCCAATCGGAAAAAAAATTACAGATATTGATCCTGATACATCGACGAATAGAATAGCCATGAATGATACGAGTACTGCTAAGCTTTATGTTTGGACTGTTACAGAGGGTACTAATCGCCTGAATTGGACTTACTTGAAGACTGTTACAATTGCCCAAAATGGTGGATACCCCTATCACATGTCGACTGCTGCGTATAATTCTATTTCATAAACTGCCTCCAAAATCCTGAAAAATGATCAAGTGCCTCCCTAATTAACCAGATGTCCCAGCAGAAATGGTCAATGCCTTGGTCATCGTTGAATCCCCTGCAAAATGCAAGAAGATTCAAGGATTCCTCGGACCCGGCTACACGGTCCTCGCCACAATGGGGCACATTCGTGCTCTAGAAGAGGACTTGGATGCCGTTGGCCTGACCCGTGATTTCGAGCCCAAGTACCGCTTTCTCAAGGAGAAGTCGAAGGCGACAGGGCCCATCCTAGATGCAGCAAAGAAGGCCGATGTCATCTACCTGGCCGCCGACGATGACCGTGAAGGCGAGGCCATCGCTTACTCGGTCGCCTGCCTCCTCAAGAAGGACCCTCTAACACTCCATCGAGCAGTCTTCCACGAGATCACCGCAACTGCTGTAAAGAACGCAGTGGCAAATCCTCGCCGACTTGACATGAACCGTGTGAATGCGCAGCAGGCCAGGGCTGTTCTTGATATGATGGTCGGCTTCACGATCTCCCCTCTCCTCTGGAAGCACGTGGCAAGGGCACTGTCTGCTGGGCGTTGCCAAACCCCTGCCTTGCGCCTCGTGAGTGACAGGGAAGCAGAAATCCGCAAGCACACGACTGAAACGACCTGGGGACTTGTTGGTCAGTTCGAAAGCAGGACTACTCCCTTAAAGTTCCAGGCGACCATGGAAGACGAGTTGGAAGATCAGGAATCTGGGCTGAATTACCTCGAGAATGTACATGGGAATCCTGGGGCAAGTGTAAAAGGGGTTGTTGTGAAGCCATGGACTTTGAATGCGCCCAAGCCGCTGATTACGAGCACGCTCCAGCAGGAGGCCAGTGCCCTTTATAAATTGAACCCCAAGGCGACCATGAAGATTGCCCAGAACCTGTATGAGGCAGGACATATCACCTATATGCGTACGGACCATGCGATTATGTCAGAGGAGGCTATTGCGAGTGCACAGTCCGAGGTGAAGGCCAAGTATGGCCAAGCCTACGTGGGAGATGCGGCGAGTTGTAGGGCAGCTGCTGGGGGGGCTGCTTCTGCTTCTACAACCGAGAAGAAGAAGGCAAAGAAGGGTTCAGAGAGTCCCATGGCAGATCAAACCAAACCCCAGGCTCTTCCTGCTACGCAGGATGCCCATGAGTGTATTCGCCCTACTCACTTTGACTTGCTGGAACTTCCTTCGAATGAAGACTGGACAGCCACTGATAAGAAGGTCTATTCCCTCATTTACCGCAAGGCCATGCAGTCGACCATGGCAGCTGCGAGGGGCCAGACCCGCACAGTCAAGCTCTCCCTCACCGCCGACGAAGACGAGTTTCCTTGGTCAGCCAGTTGGAAGAAGACTGATTTCCTCGGCTGGCAGATTCTCGGCAAACAAGTCAATATCGACGCTGATGAAGAAGAAAGCCAAGATAAGGGCCAGGGTGTAAAAGAGGATGAAGAGGAGAAAGAAGAGAAAGCCTGGAAGGCGGCTGCTTGCCTTGAGCCAGGGACGAGCCTGAAGTGGTCGATCCTTCAGGCAGTGCCCAAGCGCACACGGGCACCGCCCAGGTTTACAGAAGCAACCTTGATCCGTGAGCTAGAGAAGAAGGGGATTGGTCGTCCATCAACCTTTGCCTCCCTCGTCGATACCCTGTTCGACAAGAAGTACATTGAGAAGCAGGATATCTCAGGTACACAGATCAGTCAAACGACACTGACTGTCAAACCAACCCAATGGCCCCCTCTAACACAAGTCAAACAGGTCACACAGGGAGCAGAGAAACAGAAGTTGGTTCCCTCTGCCCTTGGAGAGTCAGTCCTTTCCTTCTGTCTCAAGGAATTCCCCCAGCTCTTTGCTTATGAATTTACGGCACTCATGGAGAATCGGCTTGATAAGACTGCCAGGGGAGAAGAAGGGTGGAAAGAGGTGTGCCAAGATACTTGGAATTCGTACAAGGCAGACTATGAACGCCTCTCGAGTAAAGGCTCGGCTCCCACGAATTCAGAGAAGGTCAAGGACTTTGGAGGAGGATTCAAGGCAGTCATGACCAAGAATGGGCCACTGTTGGTTCAGGAAGCAGAAGATGAAAAAGAGAAGGCGAAGTTCTATGACTTCCCAGTGGGAGAGACCATGTCAACTATCACAGAAGAGAAGGCTCGGCAGTGGCTTTCACGGTCTCAAGTGAGCCTGGGGACTTTCAAAGGCAAAGAAATTGAAAAAAAGAAGGGGCCTTATGGCTTCTATCTACAGTCTGGAGATCTGCGGATTCCGTTTGTGGACGGTGAGTCTGAGTCACAGATGATGGAGAGATTCCGCCAGAGGGCGGCGGCGGCTTCGACGAATTATGTATTTGGTCCTTACACGTTTAGTGTGGGGCAGTACGGTCCGTTCATGTACAAAACAGACTTGAAAACGAAGATCTTCGTGAGTGTTCCTGCTGAGACTGATGTTCGAAAGCTTACGGCACAAGAGGTGGATGCGTTATACAAGGCTGGCGTGGAAGCCAAGAAGGCAGCTGGTGGTCGTGGTGGCTTTGGTGGTCGAGGCAGGGGAGGTCGTGGTGGCCGTGGTGGGAAAGGCAATCGAGGTGGCCATGCTTAGTCTCCTTTCTCATTAGAATGTCAAGATCTCCATCTCCAGATGGAAGAACACCGACAGGCGATGTCTCAGGAAACCGACCGCCAAGATTCAACAACGGCTGGACAAAGGAGCAAGAGGAATTGATGGCTGGATGGGCCGACATCGCAGCCTGTTATCGATGGATGCATGACAAGTGCGAGAAGATTAGTGCGTACAACAACATGTGGATTACTGTACCTGTTATCATTTTATCAACACTCACTGGATCCGCTAATTTTATGTTACAATCTGTAGTTGGAGATGATAAAGAAATACAAAAATATGCTCAAATAGGAATTGGTGGAGTTTCTATTTTTACAGGAATTCTTACAACATTGGGAAATTTTTTCCGGTATGCTCAGAGTTCCGAGGCGAATCGTGTGGCTGGAATTGCCTGGGGAAAATTTCAGAGACAATTGGCAGTTGAACTTGCGCTCCACCCAAAAGAGCGGATTGATTGTATGGACTTCTTGAAAATTTGTAGAGCTGAACTCGATCGCCTTATTGAGCAATCTCCTCCTATCCCTGATCATGTAATTACCGCATTTGAGCATGAATTTAAAGACATTGTCAATCTGAAGAAACCTGACATTGCCCACGGTATGGATCACACGAAGGTCTTCGTTGATACTGAATCAAGAATGAAGAAAATGGCAGTTGATGCTGCTATTATGATAAAACAGAAGCGGAAAGTCTGGCATGAGGCCATGATGCCTGATGTGGATCGTCGACTCAATGTACAGATTACCCGTGCTGTAACGGATCTTTCAGGAAATCTTTTCAAGAATTTACAAGAACAAATTACGAAACTTCAGGAGGCGATGGATGCCCAGATAGAATCCCAGCAAGAAAAGGTGAAGACAGCGCATATTCGCAGTTTTGCTAGAACCTCCATAACACCACCTGGGTTAAGAGGAAGATCACCTGACATACGAAGAACCATCCCACCGTTTCGAACAACCATCAAAGCGGTCCAGCCGCCCACCTTGGCTATACAGCCAACCCCTTTAACACAAAAGACAATTGATCACACAATTCCATCAAGTAAGGAAGTTACACAAGACCAACTCATAAGCGCCTTGGTTCAGGCAGAATCAACAGGGACGAATCAGGACCCACCTGTACAAGTGGAAGCCCGTGAAACAGTGATTGAATTCCCAGAAGCCAGCTTTGACATACGCTTCGGTGAGGAATCCCGTGAACCGTCGCCCGAGCCTCGTCCTCTTGCAGAGGATGCAAGGGACGCAAGGGACACAGCCGAGGCTGCCAATGACGCTACCTCCTAAAATTGATTTTGCCCCAGCCTGCCCATCAGTCAAGTCCCAAACCCGACCAAGATGCTGTGGAACACGAACACTCAGATCCGCCGCATCTTCAACTGGAAGCAGCTGCTGTGTGACTGGAATGCCTCTCTCAACATGCCCCCCTATGTTGAGACGGTCATCGTCAACCTGAAGGCCGCAGCAGATCCCAATTCCAACAGTGATTTCCCTCTTACACACTTCCTGACCTTCCTCAACAATGAGCCTGAGGCCCTGGTCTGGTTCCTGTACGAGAACATTGCCCTCCGCTGGATGTATGGTGAGGTGCGCCTTGACTATGTGAAGGACCTCCTGGAGCTGGTAGATCTGGAGACGACCTTCCCTGACTTCCCTGGCTCCCCTGGCCGCAGCCTGACGATGCGGCAGTTTGTGGAGAGCCATCTGAGCGCTGAGGAGCAGGATCAGGTGGAGCTGATGCCCCGCCTTGTGTCTACGAGCCAGGCATCCTCTGGGATTCGCCGCTCTCCTCGCCTCCAGGCCCGTCTCCAGTCTTGGCGGCAGACGGCCGATCAGGCCCGCCAGCAGCGTCAGCGTCAGCGTCAGCAGACCCAGCAGACCCAGCAGCAGGAGCCCCAGGTTGTCTTCCAGTGGAACAGCCAGCCGCTCCGCCTGGCAGATCCCCTGCCCGATGCCAGCACGATCTCTGATGATTCCTCTGTCTCAGCCTCTGATGCGCCCAACTTTGCCACTGCCAACATCTTCTTCACCCGTGATCCTAATAATAGCAAGCTAGATGATGTGGTCTTCATCCGCCCCAGCGAGCGCTACCCTGACCTGTACGACTACACCTATAATGACAAGGACTCTAAGGTGAAGACCATCACGAAGGAGCTGACCAAGGAGCAGGTCCTCCATCGTATCAGCCTCAGCCTCCGTGCCACGATCGAGGACCAGGACCCCTACAAGTTCGTCCAGGTGAACTTCCCTGGCTTCCCCACCATGATGCGCCAGCCCAAGCTCCTAGACTCCTATGTACGTGAGATGATTTACGACATGGTAGAGGAGCTGACTCGTGCCTGGCCCGTGCTTGCCTAAGCTTCAAAAATATAAAATTCAAAAATTGAAATCGAGACAAACAGAATTTTTAATGGTCCCCCTGCCACCCACCTGTCCAAATGAGGCCTACTAGGATCTTTGTCCCTTCTCAGGTTCTGCCTCAGCGCTTTCTGATTTGGAACTACGATGAGCACCGCAGCCGCCAGGTTGGAGGTGGTGATGCCTACACAACCTCCATGCTGATGTGTCGATCTGAGCGACCTTACAACCCCAACGGGGCACTCTACATTCACCTCGAGCCACATGATATTCATGAGGGTACCCTCTTTCACACACACCAGCGAATCTGGGACCCTGACTTCATTCAGACGAGGGTTCAGGCCGATGACGAAATGGAGAGGACGATCTACTATGTGAGCACTCCTTTCACTGTCGCTGTTCGGCATCGAGACAATTACACCACACACTATGGGCAGCAAGAGGAGATCCTCCCTGTCTTCATTGTGTACAAGCGGCCGAACCATGATCACTCCTTCCTGAATTACCCTGACAATTCAATGCACACTTTCTACAACTTCAACCGCCTCATGCTGGACAGCATTCTTCAGGTACGGTTTCCCAATGTGGAGTATTCTATTGGGTTTCTGCGGGACCTGGAGGATCATCTGACGCAGAGCTATCTCAATAACCGGCAGCAGGGGCAGCCGAGGCCTCGCCCTACTCCAGCAACTCAGCCTACAGAGACAATTGTGACTCCTGCGCCAGCCAATCCCGCTTCGCTCACCATTCCCACAGCAGCCCAGCCACCCCTGGTCGCTCCAACGAAGCCAGCCGAGCGCATTGCCCTCGCCATCGCCCGTGACTTTGTCGCCCATAATGAGCCATGCCCTATTACACAGGAACGTATTCACGACGGCTCAATCGCAGTCACCGGCTGCTACTGCGTCTTCCAGGCAGAAGCCCTCGCAACATGGGCTACCACTCACTCTACATGCCCTTCCTGTCGCACTGCCCTGAGTTATCGGGTGGTTACCGTCTAGCACAATTCGAATAAAACCACAAAACTCCTGAAAAATGAATTCAACATTTTTAATTGATAAAAATGCCCACATCCATCAAACATGCTGATTCCAGCTCTCATTTTGATGTTCTTAAATCTTACTGGACTCACTGTTTATCCACCAATTACCACCACACCTCAATTCCAAGCCTTCCCTTCGACAGGCAGGTCACTTTCCCCCTATCCTGTCCAATTCCCACTGCCAGAGTGCTCCTTCACTTACTCTGAGGGATTCCTTATAAACCAAGGGCCAAATGTATCAACTCTCTGTCGCCAAGTACCATCCACATCAAGTATTAACCAATCAACCCCTCTAACACTCACTTCCTTCTCCCCCGACTGGAATACATGGTCTCCTTCCCCTATTGCCACACTACCGCCTAGCCAGTTCCCAGCCAATCTACGTTTTACATCCAATCCACAGGGGGATTCTTGGATCCTTGTGAATCTTCCATCACCTGGTGGTTCCCCTGCGACTGGAGGAGGATCAGCAGGAAATGGAGGACTACCCTCTCTCTACTATTCTTCAACTCAAGGGCAATCTCTCATCTACAATGGCCCCCAAGATCCCACAACAACCCCCTCTTACACAATCCTCGACATCCAGTGGTCTCGCCTTGGACTCTTTGCCCTTGCTCGAATGTCAGTTCCATCTTCTGGAATTACGTTGGTAGAGACAGGAATTCTATCATGGCCGCCCGATACGCTTCCTCGTGATAATCAAACCTTCACCCCTCTAACATGGCTTCAAGGAACACTCAACAGTCGCACAATAATGGCTTTCTTGGCTCCTCAAGAACCAGCCACCCCTTCCCTTTGGCTCCTTCCATCATCCCCTCCTCCTCTCAAACCAGAATTCTGGATTCAAAATACCACAACAAGAACATGGGCTATGTCTTGGAAACTTAACTTGGCCACTATCTCTGGCCAAGTCCTTCAGATCTTGCCTGGGGGTCCAGCAAGTCCAGGATCACTCTTCTTCATTGCCCCCAAAACTGTGACTCTTGTGTCAAATGTGATGAACTCTGCTACAGAATCAGTCTTCACATCTCTCCTTGCTTCTTCTCCTTTGGTGTACCGAGGAGCAGCCATTGGAGCCTATGGTGCCTCGCCAACACCAAGTGCCTCTGCTATCTTGTCTTCGAGTCCTTCTTCTTCCTCAACTCAGTCGACACAGACTTCTTCTTCTTTGCCAAGTCAAACACCCTTGGAGTCCCTGGCAGGGACACAGCGCCCAACAATCTCAGCACAACCCTCTAACATAGGCAGCCCATCTTCCACAAGAAGCCCTTTGACCTCTCTTCTTTCCGCAACATCCCTTGCTACTTCTTCCGCAACTCCATCCGCCAATCCCTCTAACACAAGTGTACCGCAACCACCACAACCGCAACCACAGCCAGATGGTAATCAAGCAAGTTCTTCTTCCAATAGTCGTGATTTAGCTCTTGGATTTGGACTTACAACAGCCTTCCTTGTTACAGGGTCTATCCTAGTAGGGTTCTTTGCTCGGCAAACAGCCTTTACTGCTTACACATGGATCAAGAATAAGCTGGCTCACAAACGATCCAAGGGGAAATACAATCGCCACTACCAGAAATCAGGTAATACAACTGTAAAAGTCAGAAACCCAATTGAATCGAATGTGATTCATCTGAATATGAACCCAGCAATGATTCATCAACAGACAACCCTTGATATCCTGAATCTCGCCAGGCAGCAGCGGCTAGAAGCCATTCAAGCCCAGCAACAGCAGGTAACACAGCAAGATGATCAAACCCTATCACGTATCAAGTCCTTCAAGAAGGTATATCAGCCCATCAAAGCCCCTGGGTCTTCGGTCTAAGTTCATAGAAGCAAGTGTTAAAAAGAGTGAATTGCCATG